AATAGTATATAAGGAGAATAATTATGGCACATTTTGCAAAATTAGGGGCGAACAGTAAAGTTATTCAAGTATTAACTTTGAATAATTCTGATATGTTAAACGCTGACGGAGTTGAAGACGAAGCAGTAGGTCAACAATATTTAGAAACACACAATAATTGGCCTGCACAAATGTGGATTCAAACTTCATACAATACAGCAGGTAATCAACATAAAACAGGCGGAACTCCATTTAGAGGAAACTATGCAGGTATAGGTTATACTTGGGATGAAGATGATCAAATCTTCTGGCCTAAAAAACCTTATGCATCTTGGGTAAAACATATTGATTCAGCTTCTTGGAAATCACCAATAGGTGATGCTCCAGCATTAACAGAAGAACAGACTTCACAAAATACACCTACAACAGATGCTGATGGAAATGTTACAGCACCAGCTACTCATTCATGGGGTTACAACTGGAATGAAGAAAACCAAACCTGGGATTTGACAAATAGTCTAGCATAATATATATCTGGTGGTGGTATGCAAAAGAAAGTTTTAACAGAGCAAGCTTTATACTTCGGTGATGTTTCAATGCCTAAAGGTTTTGAAATAGATCGAAATAAATTATCAGGCGACATTTTACAATCATCATTTACTAATAAACAATTTCCATTTTCAAGAACTTGGGATATGTTAAATACATATATGCGAGACTTTATAGGTCTTGATTATGATATCAATTTAGTCAATAAAGATTCTTGGGGTGATATTTATAAACCGAGTCAAGTATCTAAACCTTTATTAAATGTTGATCCAGTAGATCTTCGAAACTCACCTGACTTTACAATGCTTTACGGAGTTAAAGTTGATAAGTGTTGGGTAAGAATACATTTTGATGACAATAGACGTAAAGGAAGAAGTTGGGACATAGAACTTAAAAAAAATATGTTTGTTATGTTTCCATCTACTAATATGTATATTGTATCAAATGATCAGAAAGATAGTTTGAATTTTGTTCAAACAATAACTTATGAATATATCTAATTACTATTGGTATTTTAGTGGTGTGCTTACACCAAGGTTTTGTGATGATGTAATAGCTTATGCTAATCAACAAGAAGAAACAATGGCAAGAACTGGTGGTTATGGAGATAGAAAATTATCTAAAGAAGAAGTTAAAGATTTAAAAAGAAAAAGAAATTCTGATTTAGTCTGGTTAAATGATACTTGGATATACAAAGAATTACATCCATACGTTCACGAAGCAAATAAAGCAGCTGGTTGGAACTTTGATTGGGAAAGAAGTGAGTCTTGTCAATTTACAAAATACAAACATAATCAATATTATGATTGGCACTGTGATAGTTGGGATAAAGTTTATGATAGAAAAGACCCTAATCATCCAGAGCACGGCAGAATTCGAAAACTATCTATGACTTGTCAATTAACAGATGGTTCCGAATACACAGGTGGTGAATTAGAATTTGATTTTAGAAACTACGATCCACATATGCGAGATGAATCGAAGCATAAAATACAATGTAAAGAGATATTACCAAAAGGTTCTATCATTGTATTTCCTTCATTTGTATGGCATAGAGTTAAACCCGTAACCGCTGGCACAAGATACAGTCTTGTTGTCTGGCATTTAGGAAAGCCGTTTAGATAATGTTTATAAATAATTATTTTAGTACACCTGTCTGGTCAGAACAAAAACCAGAATTTGTTAAGTCTTTAAATAAAGCAAGTAACAAATATATTAAAGAAGCAAGAAACAGAAACAAAGATCACATTAAAAAACACGGTGACTTTGGATTGTCACATCACTCAACACCATTAACTGTTGATAATGATTTTTTAGATTTTAGAAATTATATTGGTCAAAAGTCTTGGGAGTTTTTAGATCATATGGGTTATGATATGCAACAATATCAAACTATGTTTAGTGAGCTATGGGTTCAAGAGTTTGCTAAAAAAGGTGGTGGTCATCATTCAGCACACATACATTGGAATCAACACGTATCAGGTTTTTATTTTTTAAAATGCAGTGATAAAACATCATACCCAATATTTCACGAACCAAAAACAGGTGCACGTGCAACTAAATTAAAAATGAAACCAGATCAAAAAGGTGTTTGGAATGGTAGTGAGCTTATACATTTTAAACCTACACCTGGAACATTAATTATATTTCCTGGATATTTAGAACACGAATATGCAGTAGATTATGGTTACGAACCATTTAGATTTATACATTGGAATATACAAGCTGTACCGAAAGAGATGGCTAAAGATGTCATTTAAAAAAAATAAATACACAGTTATTAGAAAAGCAATATCAAAAGACTTAGCATCTTTTGTTGCAAATTATTTTTGTATGCAAAAACAAGTTTATGATACTTGTAGAGAACGTAGATACTTTTCACCATTTGAAACTATCATTGGTTATTACGAAGGTGAGAATGAACAAATTCCAAATACATATAGTCAGTATTCTAATATGGCTATGGAAACTTTATTATTAAAATGTCTTCCTAAAATGGAAGAAGCAACAGGATTAAAATTATATCCTGCATATACATATGCAAGAATTTATAAAAAAGGTGATGTTCTTAAAAGACACAAGGATAGATTTAGTTGTGAGATATCTACTACTATGAATCTTGGTGGTGATCCTTGGCCAATCTATTTAGAACCATCTGGTAAAGAAGGTCAAAAAGGCATTAAAGTAGATTTAAAACCAGGAGATATGTTGGTTTATTCTGGCTGTGAGCTAGAACATTGGAGAAATAAATTTAAAGGTAAGGAATGCGTACAAGTATTTCTTCATTATAATAATCGTAAAACGCCAGGCGCTAGAGATAATATGTTTGACAAGCGTCCACATTTAGGTCTTCCTTCTTGGTTTAAACGATGATATAATCTTTAGATGGAGGCAGGGCACCACCACATACCCCCTGTCTCCTTTTAAGGATTTATATTATGTTTTTTGGCGGAACTTCATTTGCATCAGCACCTTTTGCAGATCCAGGGTTTAACCCTAATGCATTAGCGATTGTTACAGGTAATAGAATCAATGAATCAACAGGAACTGTTGGTATAGTTGGTAAAGCTATTATATTACCAAATGGTAGTAGATTTAATATTGGAATAGGTAATGTTCAGGTAGCCGATGTCATTGGTGTATCAGGTATTGCGACCGCTCTATCTACAGGTTTAGTTACCGTTTCTGCAAATGCAGGAATTGATGTAACAGGAAGTCAAGCAGACTTTACAACAGGTACAGTTAATGTAGCTGACGTTGTAGGTGTATCTGGTAATAGAGTTAATTTAGAAACTGGAGATGTAACTATTGCAGCAAAAGCAAATGTAGTACCTACAGGATCACAAACAAACTTTACAACAGGTTCTGTTACATTTAAATTTATATATTCTGTTACAGGAAGTGGTGTTGATTTATCTACGGGAACTGTTTCAACGACCGCAGATGCAAATATCTCGCCTACTGGATCAAGAGTTAATACAGATACAGGAGATGTTACAGTTGTTGCAGATGCAAATATTTCTGTTACAGGAAATAAAGTTGATATTACAGTTGGTAATGTAACTACAAAAGCAAACGCTACAGTAACCGTTACAACAAACAGACAAAATTTATCAACTGGAACAGTTACAATTGTTGCAAAAGCAACTGTACTTCCAACAGGTAGCGAACTTGATTTAGCTACATCAACAGTTAATATTAGACAATGGGATGGTATTATACCAGGTGCAAGTCAAACTTGGGTACCTATCCAAACAAGTAGAGGATCATAATGTTATTTGGAGCAACACCTTTTTCTAACTCACCTTTTGCCGATCCAGGTGGAGTAAGTATCTTTGTAACCGTTAGTGGTCAAAGAATGAATTTTGCTATAGGTAATGTTCAAATAATAGGAAAAGCAGTTGTTTTACCTACAGGACAAAGAGTTGATTTAGCAACAGGTGATGTAGTTATCAAAATAGGTCAAACGGTACTTGTTACAGGAGAAGAATTAGCGCTTGCAACAGACACGGTAGATGTGATATCATGGAACCCAATAATTCCAGGAGCAACTGGTATTTGGATTCCAATAGATCCAGATAACCCATAAGGAGAATAAATGGCTAGTACGTATTCGAGTGATTTAAAATTAGAACTAATTACAACTGGTGAAAAATCAGGTACTTGGGGTACCATTACTAATACTAATTTACAACAATTAGAACAAGCTGTTTCAGGATATATTGCAGTAGATGTAGCATCAGCAGATGTTGCGTTAGCATTATCTAATGGTGCAGTATCAAATGGTAAAAATTTTTATTTTAAATTAACAGGGACTTTAACAGCAAATAGAACAGTGACTATGCCAGATTCTGCTGAAAGAGTTTTTGTAGTAGAAGATGCAACAGATAGATCTTCTTCTCTTTTTACTTTAACAGTTAAAACAGTATCAGGAACTGGTGTTACTTTACCAGTAGCTTCAACTAATTTAGTTTATTCTGATGGCACAAATATTAATTTAGGTATTAGAAATAAAGGATATGTTACACCAGGAGCAACATACACAGCAGTCAATGGTGATCAAGTTTTAGTAGATACTTCTGGAAGTGGTATTGGTGCGCCTGTTACAATTAATTTACCAGCATCCCCTGCAATAGGTGATGAAGTACATTTTATAGATAGTGGTAATAACCTAGCATCTAATAATTTAACAATCGGTAGAAACAGTTCTAATATTTTAGGTGTAGCAGCTGATTTAATTATATCTGTAAATACAGCAGCATTTACATTAGTTTATGTTAATGCAACAAGAGGCTGGGCATATAAAGATAACATATAGGAGCTAACAGATGGCTCTAATTGATTTTAAAGTCTTACCCGGAATAGACAAACAAGATACAACAGCTGGTGCAGAACAGCGTTGGGTTGATTCTAATAATGTAAGATTTAGATATGGACTTCCAGAAAAAGTTGGTGGTTGGGCATCATTAGTTACAGATACAATTGTAGGTGTTGCAAGACGTGAATTTGCGTTTGTTGATTTAGATGGAAACAGATATGTTGCTATTGGAACAGATAAATTTTTACTTATTTATTTTGAAGGTCAGCTTTATGACATCACACCATTAAAAGCTACTTTAAGTTCTGCAACAATTGCAACAACAGATACTTCAGCAATTTGTTCTATTACAACAGGATCTAATCACAATTTATCTACAGGAGATATTGTATTACTTGATAATGTAACTTTACCAGGAGGAACTGGATATGCGGATTCTGATTTTGAAGATAAATTATTTCAAGTAACAGGTATTACATCTGCAACGGTATTTACAATCACACAAAGCACAGCTGCAACGGGAACAGTTGCAACAGGCGGAAGTATTGATGTGAAACCTTACGAACAAGTAGGACCCGCTGCACAATCTTATGGTTATGGTTGGGGAACAGATACTTGGGGTACAGGTGGATGGGGAGATGCTTCGTCTGCAAACGATGTATCACTTGAACCAGGTCTTTGGTCTTTAAGTAATTTTGGTCAAGTTTTAATTGCAACTATTGCAAATGGTAAAACATTTACATGGAATTCAGGAGATGCTTCAAGGCTAACAACAAGAGCATCAACGACTACAGCGGGATTTGAAACCACAAATAATCCAACTGCAAGTAGAGTTACACTTGTTTCACCTACAACTAGACACTTAATTCACTTAGGAACTGAAACAACTATTGGTGATACATCTACTCAAGATGATATGTTTATAAGATTTTCAGATCAAGAAAATATTAACTTATATGCTCCAACTGCTATAAACACAGCAGGTACACAAAGATTACAAGATGGAACTAAAATTATTGGTTCATTAAAAGCTAAAGAAGTTATTTTAATTTGGACTGATAATGCATTGTATACAATGAAATTTGTTGGTTCACCTTTTACATTTGGTTTTGAACAAGTAGGTACAAACTGTGGATTAATTGGTAAAAATGCAGCTGTTGAAATAGATGGTGTTGCTTTTTGGATGTCAAATAATGGTTTCTTTATGTATGATGGTACAGTTAAATCAATGTCCTGTAGTGTTGAAGACTATGTTTATGATCAAGCAGATACTACAAAAGGTCAACAAATTTATGCAGGATTAAACAATCAATTTACTGAAGTAATTTGGTATTATCCTTCTACTAATTCTGAATATAATGATCAATATGTTATATATAATTATGGAGAAGGATCAGGAAAACAAATACCAGAAGGTGTTTGGTATATTGGCACCGAAGCTAGAACAACTTGGATTGATGCTAGTGTATATCCAAAACCTTTTGCAACTAAATTTAATAGTTCAGATACCGGAACTTTCCCAGTAATTGTTGGAGAAAGTGGTTTAGGTCAAACAGTTTTATTTGAACATGAAGTAGGAACTGATCAAGTAAATCCTGACGGTAGTACAACAACAGTTACTTCTTTTGTTAAATCTTATGACTTCGATTTACAAGCGGAAGGAACAGCAGGAGAAATATTTTTAGCGGTTAGAAGATTTGTACCTGACTTTAAAGATTTACAAGGAAGTGCAAAAGTAACTTTAGCTGTAAAAAGATATCCACAACAATCTGATACAGTTACTTCATTGAGTCCTTTTACAATTACAACTTCAACAAATAAAAAAGATACAAGAGCTAGAGGAAGATTTGTTAATATAAAAATAGAAAATGATTCTAGTTCTGAGTCTTGGAGATTTGGAACAATGAGATTAGATATACAACCAGATGGAAGAAGATAATGACAAAAATTAATGTAAGATTACCAGAACCTAAAAAAGAATATGATGTATCTAACCAAAAACAAATTAACAGAGCAATTCAAGGTATAGTAGAACAATTAAATTCTACTTACTTACAAGATTTAAAAGAAGACAATGAAAGATATGCTTGGTTCAAAGGTGGAAATAGTGGAGGTGATTGTTAGTGTCCTGTAATAATGTTAACACAACGGGATCAACAACTCCATCATCTGCTGATATAGATTTTTATCTTGCAGTTTCAAAAGGAGATTTTACCGGTTATTCAAATGTAAGTAAGTTTGGTGTAAACTCAACAGTTGGATCAGGTGGTTTTGAAAGTATTTGGGAAGGAAGTAATGCTTATCCTTGGCCTACTGATGTTCAAACTTTAAGTGTTGTTAGTGCTTCTGCAAATGATACATCGGGTGGAACAGGTGCAAGAACAATAGAGATTCAAGGTCTAGATACTAACTGGGATCTTGTAACAGATACAGTAACTATGAATGGCACAACACCAGTTGTTACAACACAAACATTTAGAAGAGTATTTAGAGCAAGAGTTGTTACAGCGGGTTCTTTAGAAACTAACGCTGCTCAAATTACAATGACAGGTTCTACTGATTCTAATATTTTAGCTTATATAACTTATGATACTATTGGTATGGGTCAAACACTTATGGCGGTTTATACTATTCCAAATGGTAAAACAGGATATATTATAAATTTAAATGTATCTTCTTCTAAAGA